GCTGGCGATGATATCCTCATGTATATGCCTCAGGACGTTAGTACATCCATGTCCTCATCATGGGGTGGTAAAGAAATATCTAACGCTGCTGCTGGAGCACTTTCTGCATATTCAAATTATGTAACTAATCCAAATGATAAAGATTTACTTGATAATTTTCAAGCTGGTATAAAAAACTTAGCAGGATTACCTACTAGTGCTGGTGCTGCATTAGTAAGAATGGGATTAAGTGCAACTGGTGCTCAATCTAACTTATCACAAAATGATGTTTTAGGAGGAACTTCTGGTGTTATTTTAAACCCAAATACGGAAGTATTATTTGGTGGTCCTTCTATACGTAATATCGGGTTTAAATTTAAAATGATGGCAAGGAGTCAACGTGAAGCAGAAAGAATGCTGAAGATTTGTCGAATGTTTCAATTTCATGCATCTCCAAAAATGGGTATGGATGTAGATCTTAGAGATATGTTTGTAAGAGGTTTAGACGCAGTTGCAAAAGTAAAAACATTTGGATTTTTTAAAGGATCTGATTTAGACAAAAAAGGTAAAATTAATAAAGATGATTTTCTAGTAAATAATTTTATTCAAATCCCTAATTTATGTTTATTTAAGTATATGTCTGGTCCTGATATAAATCCATATCTTACTCAATATAAAGCATGTGCTATAACAAACGTTGATGTTAATTTTACTCCAGATGGGTCTTATTCAACTTTGATAGATGGATATCCATCAGCAGTAGAGTTGAGTATATCTTTAGTAGAAACAAAACTCATTTACCAAAGTCAAATTGATCTTGATCCAGGGAAGGTAAGTAACTAATGTATTTTTCTATTTTACCAAATATCAAATATGACGTTAAACCTCAAAGTTTTCCGTTTTCTTCTTCTGATTATGTTGAAGTAAATAACTTTTTTAGGAGATATAGTATTAATGAAGATATTTTTGACTTTTCTGTATTTTTGAACAAATATGCCTTAAATCAAGGTGTAAGAATAGAAACTCTTGCTGATAGAGTTTATGGTAGACCTGAACTTGATTGGGTAGTTGCATTGACCAATAATATTACTAATATCTACGAAGATTGGCCAATGGACGATAATGTCTTACAAGAATGGGCAGAAGGTAAATATGGATCTACCGTATACAGCGATTTAGCATATTATGAAATATCTACAGATTTGAAAAATTCTACTGGATTAGCAGTTTTAAAGAAAGGTCAAAAAGTTGATTCAAATTTTTATAACGGGACTTTTTCATATAATGATGGAGATGTAGCAAATACGGTCATTACCGTAAGCGGATCTTCTGTTGCGTCTCCAATTACTTTGTGGGAAGAAGTTACAAGAAAAAATGAAGCAAAAAGAGATCTATGGATATTAAAACCAAGGTTTATTGAACCTCTAATTCAGTCATTAAAAAAGCAGAGCAAATATGGAAAATGCTCTGCTTATCTTAATAAAAAATTAAAGACGACTTTAAAGTAACGCGACTTTTTTGATCAAAAATTGTCGGGAAATTTTTTCCCACTTTTATGGAATTGAAAAGTCAATTTTGACACAAATTATTTTGTTTCTTCGATTGCTTCCTTAATTATTCTCTTGAGTTGTTTACCCTTCTTACCTAGACCAACAGTAGAGTCAATTTTTACTTTGACCCAGTATAGTCCTATAACAATCAAGGTAAACGGAATTGCATCTTCCCATGCTATTGAATTATAAGCATCGGCAAGACCGCCAAATATAGCAAATATCATTTAATCTTCTTCGGCAAGGCGAGCGAAGTATGATAGTGCGTCATCATCAGACTCTGTACCAACAGCAGCAGGTTCTGCAGGAGCAGACATACGCTCACGGAATGGAGACTTTTCAACTGGTTGAGGTTCATACTCTTCAGTATCAACACCTATGTTAGGACGTTGAGGAGTAGAGGAGATACCTAATACCATGTTGAGTCTTGATTCAAGTGCTTCATAAGTTTTGAACTCAGATGCAGCAGTGAATGCTTCAAGACTATGCTCACTCTTATAGATTGTCTCTAGTTCTTCATCATCAGTTTTGAGTGCCGCAGAAACAGCAAACTCACTAGAATCATAGTTCCAGAAACCTGCAACGGTTTTGATTTTTAGTTTAAAATCAGCACCTTCCCAGAGATCAAAGGGATTAACAGGAGTCTCATCTTGAAACTCAGGTTTCATCGCCGCCATGATTTTATCAAAGATCTTCTTACCATAACGGTAGAGGAAGACTTTACCTTCATTATGAGGATTCTTGGGATCACGTACAACGTATATGTTACTGTAGTAAGAAAGTTTACGCTTTTGTTTACGTGCAACTTCCTTATCACTCTCTGCTCCTGAGTTCCACAGTTTGTTATTGTGAACACTTACAGGATCTTGCTGTCCTAAGGTAGTGAGAGAGTTCTCGATGAACCAACCACCAGGTCCTTGGAATGCATGAGAGTAGAGTTTTGCCCATGGAAGTGATTCTCCCTCTGGTTGAGGAAGGAATCGGATAACGGCATAACCGTTACCAGAAGCGTCAAGTTCGGGCTTCCAAAACCTATCGTCGGTACTAGAATTAGTACTGGACTTTTCAAGTTCCTTTTGAAGAAACTCAAAACTTGTATTGGACTTACGCTTAAGATCTGAAAAAGACATAGGATTATTTCGGATTAATTTGGATACTGTTTTATGATGTCCTATCACTTGTTACATTATAAAGGGCAAAGGGTCGGACGTCAAGTCCCTTCGCCGCTAAAATTCTTCATCATTGCATTGACTTTAGTTCTGAGGTCCATGAACATATCTTTGACCGTCAGATTAGGATCTCCACCAAGCATAACAACTGCATTACGCATGTTATCTACCACAGTTTTTGCTTCCTCGTCTTCACTAAGTGACATCCTAGCATACATGATTTCTTGCTTTTCTAGGAGAGACATCAGGATTTCAAGATATTCTTTTCTGCGATCGTTATCAAGCACTGGAAAACTCATTGCATAACGAAAGCATTGTTGTTGCAATTCCATCATTTCTTGTAGGTCACCACGGACCATTTCTGATTTAAAAAATTCGCTCATACCAACATTAACTTTGCTCTTGAAGTACGCTTGATGAAATTTAATTTTTGTGCATCAAACTTTAGTTTTTCTTTTAATGGTTTTGAGATTAATTTAGGAACTGTTTCCAATTCTATCTCATTTTGCTCACAGTAGTGAATTATAGCGTCAATATAGTTCATGTCTTTATTGTTCAGAACTATGCGCTCCACTTCCTGCGAAAATCTCGCAGTTGTCATAAATTTATCTTCTAATAGTTTGCTTCTTTCCATGTGCAACTTTGTACTCGTTGATGTATTGTAGGAGTGAATCCAAATATATTTTTTTAACGGGGCGAATTACCACCTGTGTATCTCCGTCTTCACAGGCGACAATAGTTACTAGTTGTTCAACACGGATATTATATTGCTCAAGTAACATACAAGCATACGCACACTCTTGAACAAAATAATCGTATAATCTCTCGTCCGTTTTTTGTTTTGCTGATGTCTTAAAATCTATGATGGATAGAACTCCATCGAACTCAGCGATACAATCAACACGCCCTGCTAGTTCAAGTTTATCTGAATAGAGAGCTACCTCTTGAACGTATATATTATTTATACGATCCAAAGTAGGGCGAGAATGCTGAAACATCAATACGGGGAGCGGAGAAGACTTAAATTTTTTTAGGTCTAAGTCATTATTAAAGTAGTCCTCAACAATGGAGTGATACTTTGTTCCTCTACCTGTTGCTTGTGCGGAAACACGGTTCGCTTCTACTTCACCGACACGTCTCCTCCACTGCATGATAGCTTTCATTTTCTTTTTGTTGTTTCCAATCACAGTGGTGACCGAAGGATATTTCTTACCCGAAGGAGTAAGATAAACCCTCTTACCTGTTTCTTTATCTGTAATAGATTCTAGTTCAATTGGTTCTAGGTCACCAACATGTTTGAATAGTATCATAAACCAAGATTAATTTTATTAACAATGTAAGATTTAACAAGTCCAGATCGAACGATATCTTCAATACCAAACTCAATCAAAGAAAACTCTTCCATCTCTTGTAAAATGCGTTGGAAGTCAAGAATACCATCCTTCTCTGCAGTCTTTTGTAGATCAGTTTGTGCAACGTCACCTGCAAATATAACTTTAGAGTCTTGACCTATACGAGTGATGAGACTATCAAGTTCGTGGAAGTTTAGGTTCTGACATTCATCAACAATAACAATAGCATTGTCGAGAGTAGTTCCACGAAGGAAAGATGTACTCCAGAACGAAATAGTTTCTTGTGCTTTTAGATTAGCATAAAGCATTTCAAATGATGGGTCATCAGGCATCTCAAACATATGCTTGACCATATTTTTATATGGTATCTGATACAAAGATGACTTGTCCTCATGATCTCCAGGAAGGAAACCAATCTCACGAGTAGCAACTAATGAGCGAACAATATATACTTTATCATAA